ACCCGCTACATGACAGGCATGGTGCGCGATGGGTTAATTTTGCGAATGGGTTTGCAGCTTCAATGGAACAGCAAAACCCGAGCCAAGCACATGATATGGCGCATCAACCACAAGAAACTGAGGGAACTAGAAAATGAGGAAGCAGCGACGCTGGCGGTTGAAGGAACACCCGGCACAATGCACGAAATGCCAAGAGATCAAGCCGCAGACAGAGTTCAACTTGACCGAATACAAAACGCTCTCGTCTTGGTGCAAAGAGTGCCACCGCGTGCTGTGCCGTGAACGTTACCATTTAACAAAGGAGAAAAAATGATCTTTTTTGGTGGTTTATTTATGATCGTTTTATCATTTGGCGTGTTCATCATGTTTGTTGATCCGATCAATGACAAACGAGCATGGTTAGAGGATGCCTGTGCTGCTGTGATGATGATGGGGCTTGGTATTGCCGTAATCGGCGCACTTTTGTGGATTGGAAGGTATATATGAAAGACTACTCAGAAAGCATCTTGGAAGTCGATAGGCTTCGCAAAGAGATACACCACGCTGCATCACTTAAGCAATGGTGGAAAGCCTCTGCGCTCACGAATGATTTGTTGGTGGCAGTATCCGAACTAAAAGTAGAATTCCACGAAAAGCAAAAGGATCAACATGGAAAATTATCAGCGGTGCAAAGTCTGTGATGTTGCTTTTAAGGACAACGACAAAGTGCTGTGGTGCAAGGTCAAGACTTGTCCCGAAACTGAGCAGCGGCTAATGACTGAGCAGCAGTACCGGTGGATTATGAAGAAAAAAGTAGACGCTCATCAGTTCGACGCTTGACGAGTCCGGGCAAGACTTTGCCCCCTGCCTTGGTAAACTTCATAAACTCAGCCGCAGCCGCTTCATAATCCCGGCGCAGCACCTTCTGACGGAGGGTGCTGCGCTGTAGTGTTCCCAGGCCAAGATTGAAAGCAAAGCTGACGAGAGCATCAAATTTACTTTGGGCAAGCTCGCCGCAATATTGGGTAACGCCGCGCTCAAATCGTTCAAGATCGCTTGCAAGAATTGCATCCACTTCCTCCTTGCTCCACACCCGATTATCCTCGGGATGTAAGTCTACTTTCAGCCGGTCAGCCATTGTCAGCTTGGCGTGGTCGGGATACATGACGTGCCCAATCCCAATAGTCCATAGGTTAGCCGGGCATCGGTAAGGTTTGTATCTCACGCCCTCGTGATGTGCAATCATCTTGATGCACAGCGGCGAGACTTTCATCGTTTGAATGCCTGGCCACCAAAGTAGAAAGCAATGATTGACGCAAATATGATCTGTGAGTCGTCATCCCACAGGTTATTGAGCGCCACGTCAAACGCCACTCCCGTTTTGAAGGCGTACAGGAAGCCGAATACATCCACGAACACTAGCAGCAGGAACATCCCGTAGGCGATGCCAGGACGCACCATAGCGCGTGCGTTGACGACCCATTGACTTGCACCCTTTGCGCTCTCGGTATCGTGCTGTAGCAGCGCCACCTTCTCTGTAACGGCTATCTGTTGAGACTGAACAACTAACTCCTCAGTCCGGCTCTGAGCCTGCACCTTGATCTGCTCGGTCTTGATTTCCTCAATTTGTTTCTCAAGCTCAAAACCGGCTTTCTTTAGCTCCAGTTCCCGTTCAATCTGCATCTGCGCAAGGGCGATTTCGTGCTTCTTGTCGGATCGGTCTTGGAAGAACGACAGGATTGACGGCAAACCGCCCATCAGGAATGAAAGCGAACTTGAGATAAGAGATAGCATTTCAGCCCCTAGAAGTTATTGCAACGTACAAAAGAATGCCGCCTATGCAAAGAAAAATTACGATGGCAATTACGGATAGCGTCTGCTCTAGTTCTTCTTTTTTCCTAGCAGCGCGGTCTTTCGCTAACCTGGCTTTGCGGATAGCCTCTCTGTTTGCCTCGTCTTGTTCACCGCTAATCCTATCGCGCTCCGCACAAAGCTCTGCGTACAAATCCATTTCGCCTTTGAGAGCAAACATATCCCTCAATTCGCGCTCAAACTCCCTCGCCTGTTTGCGCTGCATGACGATGGTGAATGCCTGAGACAGCACTGATTCCTGCGCTGCTGCCTCTTTTGGATCATCAGGCTTTGCTGCTGCTTTTGCCGCCTCAACCTGCTTAGCGGCTTTTTCTATCTGACCCTGCGCCGTGAAAAACTTGGACAGTTCACCGTAGCAATCACGGATTTCCTTGCCCATGTTGATCGCCTCTTTGACAAAGGCGACCGAAGTTTTAGCTACGGCAAACGCTGCTCCAATAGTAACGGGGTCGATCATTTTGCATAAATCCTCGCTCTTTCTTCCATCAGTTTGACCCGCACTTGCAGGTCATGGATGTCCTTGTAAATTTCTTCTTTCAGCCTGTGCCGCGCTTCAGCAGATAAAGGGCTGTCCGTAGGCGTACCGGATGGCGTAATCAAAGCAGGCATAGAGCCTTCGATCTTAGTCAGACGGGTAGAAAACTCCGAGACTTGTCCAAGTAACCAGGCTAGTGCAGCTACCACTATCGGGATGATCGCTTTGAGTACGTCTTGCCAATTCATGCTTTAGTCACCAAATGCAGCAATAGAAGAATGATTGAACCGGCACACGCAATGCCTATCGACTCTATTCGCTTGATGCGAAGAATCGTCTCTTTCCACCGTTCCGCGCACACAGCTTCATGCGTTAGGAACTTTGCTTCAAGATTATTTTCCATAATCACTCGTACTAAATATTGATAGAGAAAACGGAAATAGACGTTGCTATCATGAAATCCCCAATGCTTGTTTAAGTAAAGTAAGGTCAGCGGGGCTTGCAAGTATTTGTTCTACAAGCGTGGGCATATTAGGCATGGCCGTAGGCTCAACCGGAGGTGTCGTATCTACAAACGCACCGTTCTCATACAACCATCCCGGATTTACTCTATCTGCTTGCACAGCGATATATCCATTGTCAAAGCCGGGGGGAGGTGTAGATGGTTGTTCGTCGTATTCAATGATATTGATTACCACACCATCTTTAATGATTGCATATTTGTTCATTAGTAAGACTCCTCTACTATAATTACGCCAGAACCACCTGCACCGCCTGCATTCCCGCTAGTGCCTGCTGCTCCGGCACTCCCACCCGCTCCTACAGCATAGGAATAAGTTGCAGCGGGCGAGGCAATTAGCTTTTCACAATACCCAGCAGCAGCACCGCCACCGCCAGCGTTAGTTGTTGCTCCGCAGCCCGCGCCAGACCCACCAGCGCCAGAATTCGTGGATGCAGCTAATCCGGGATTCCCAGAATTTGCCTGTCTGCCAGCCCCCCCAAATATAGATGATCCTGCTATTCCTCCGCGTTGAACCGTAAGTCCGCCATCAATCTGTGATCCATACGCTCCAGCAATATTAATATCACCGCCGGTGGCGCTTCCACCTGTTCCACCTGCTCCGGTAGTTAGACCTGGGCCACCGCCTGATGCTGTTAACGTGCTAAATGTTGTGTCGCCACCAGTCGTTCCGTTGCCTGCCGAAGTCCCTGAACCCGCGCCACCGCCGCCGCCACCCACGCAACGAACCCAAATTGCTTTACATCCTGTCGGCGTCGTATAAGTTCCAGACCCAGAAGTAAAAACTTGAACTGTTCTTGTGGCTAAACCTACTGTGCCGGTCAGGGCGGGAAAAGTAAGCGTGGTTGTGCCAGCAACGGCAGGAGCAGCTATTGTTAAAGTGCCGCTAGTTAAACCATCCATCGTTATGTTGTTGCTGACAATTTTTACTTTGGTATTGTCTTGCAATAGTTTGCCAGTTGTTCCCGAAAATGTAGGAATGGCATTTGCTGTAGATGATGCAGGGCCAACCACATTTCCAACGTTTAGAAATTGAAATCGTGTACCGTCATATTCAATCAATGCAATTGAATTTGCTGTTAAATCTCCTGCCGCTAGTGCAGTTGATCCATTCTTTGTTATTGATTTAACGCCAACGCCATCAATGTTGATTGTCACCGCGCCGGTGTTGGTGTTGGCAACAACAAACGAAAATTGATTGCCCGCAGCGTAAGCCGTAAGCGCAGGGGTCATTGTTCCCGTAAGAGTGTCAGTACCCGTTACCGTGATGAGCTTGTCAGTTCCGCTCTGAATCTGCGAGTAGCGAACAGCGTCAGTTCCAACAGTAGCAGCACCAAGCCCCGTGATCTTAAAGCCTGCCATTGGGATATTAGCGGTAACAGTCGTTTGACCATCTTTAGTGATTGCGGTGCTAAGACCTGTTGCCAAGTCAGAAGTCAGCGAGTTAAACGCTGTGCTACTGATAACTGTACCCGTTACGACAGGTTGCCCTGACGTATTGATTTGGAACGTCCCTGAACCGTTGTAGCTCATTGCTGTGCTCCTTGTTGTTGCCACCGCTGAAGTTGTTGTGCAAGCCTTGCAGCATCTGTTGGCGAGATTGGTGAATTAGGTGCTTGTTGACGCAACTGATCTGCTAACTTTGCTGCTCGTCCTGTGGCGTATGTCACTTCTCCAACAGCGCGGGGTGAAGTCAATGCAAGTCCTAACCCATAAATTGGATTCGTAACCGCTTGACCTGCACCTACAAGTGCTGATCCTATTCCTTGCAAACTTCTTGGAGTTGGCGAACTAAGTGCCTGCCCTGCAAGCTGCGGATACAAATTTTCTGCACCTTGTGATTCTAAAATTCTGCCAAGTTCATCACGTCTGCCGTAATTTGTGTTTGCATTGTTTCGCATGATGGATTGCAACTTGCGAACTTGCGTGTCTACGTTAGCACGAGGGTTTTGCGAAAGCGTTGTTTCTACTTCTTTCAACAATGCACTTGCAAGCTCGTACTCTTTCATTGTCTTAGCGTACTCAGGAGCTTGGTTAACAATTTGATTTTTGATTTCGTTGTAAACTTTTTGCGCTGCTACACGTGATGGCGTTCCCGGCGCACTTGAATCTACAATGTCACCAATAGATTTTTTAAGAGCATCCAAACCTTCAGCGGTATGAAACTCAGCAGGATTTAACCCTTGCCATTCACTTATTTTTTTATCAATTTTGCTCCATGTATCAGCCGCACTTTCATCAATGATTTGACCCTTGTATGTGCCAAGTTTTTTAGCATCCGCAACTGATTTATCTATTGCGTTGAAATCAAGAACTGTTGCATCTTTTCCAATATCTGCCATGCCTTGACGGTATTGCGTTGCACGATCAGCCCGCATCTTTTCGATTGCAGGCTTTATAGTTTGAATCACTTCATTGACGGGTGCTGTGCCACGCATTTGCGAAGTAAACGCTGCACCACGTTCGCCACCTTGTCTACCTGCTTGAAGCGCCTCATTGATTGCAGTAGACCCTGCGCCGGTAGTAAAGCCTAGCACCGGCGCAACAACTTTACCTGCTGCTTGAGTGCCTCGCAAAGCAAGCACCAACGGATCAATCGCTGCACCTACTCTTGAAGCAGTTTGCCCCGCAGCAGCTAAACCCGGGACACGCGATGCAAGCGCACCGCCTCCACTCAGCACACCGCCAACGTCACTAGCTACGCCCGCAGGATCAGTTGCCAAAGTATTCTTTAGCGCCTCTGTGCTGCCATAACGTTCTTTGAGCATTCCACCCGCTGCGTTTGCAGCATTAACAGCGCGTTGCTGTGCTTGTGGATTGCTCTCAAAACGATTAATCAAGTTTGCTATAGGCGCAGGCGTGATGTTTCGCAACGTACCTGCTGCAACGTCTGCTGCACCGCTCAATGTTTGAACGGGGCTTGTAACAGCTTCGGCAAAGTTACTTAACACACCACCAATGCTTTTAGGCAAATTCATTACTGCTTGTTTAGGTACATCTGCCCATGACATTTGCGACTTTGGTTCAGCAGATTGCGCGTCTGCACCCGTTACCATTGTGTAGCCTTCCGGCAACTTTGGTTGTTCTAATGTAAAACCTTCCGGCAAAGGCATTACTGTGCTCCTTCAACGGGTTTCCAAGTTTGACCGCCATCGGTAGACATTATCCGTTGCTTGCCATTTGTAGCGTAAATTGTCTGCGTACCTGTTGCCGCAGGTTGTATGCTTGGCAACTCAATTTTTGGCTGTTTGTATACGGTCGCCAAGTTAGCGTTTTGACGTTCAATAATTTTTCTCATTGCTTCAACTTGTTTTATCATTGCTTCAGTTGAGATTGGCGCTGATTTAATGTCAAGCGGATTGGTAATGATTCGTTTCAAAATTGCTTCATCAGGCCCGTTCAACACGCCAAGGTTATAAATTTCCTTGGCTTGCAACAACACATTTTCATAAGCATTACCAATCCTTGCACGTTCATCAGGAAGAAGTGCCGTTGTTACTGTGAAACCTTTCAGTTCTTTCTGATATGTATTCAACCCATCCGTCATGTTAAGCAATGCGGTTGCGTTTTTGCTATACGCTTCCGGTGCTTGTTTTGGTGCGCCCGGCAGTTGCGTGCCATTTGTCAAAGTTACCGGTGCAGCAACTCCGGTTCTAGGTTGTACGGTTGCATAGCCACCTTCAGATTGCACCACTTGCGGAGTTGGGTTTTGTGCTTGGTATTCACTCAAGAATAGTTGACGTTCGCTAATGCCTAATTGTCTTGCTCTGTTTGCAAGGTCGGCTTTTTGGAACACATTTAAATTGTTAAATGCTCGATCTGAAAGTTCTTTTGCTTGAGCAAGAGTTGCAGTTGTGTTTACATCCACATCTTTTGCTATTGATGGGACATTGTTAACACGTTGTCCGGTAGTTTTATTTAATGTAATTATTTCTCTGCCGGTATCTTGACGAACTAATTCGGGCGCTTTGTCTCCTCCCGATACAAATGTTGTGGCAGGATTAGGACTATTGACATCAACCCATCCTGTTTTAACACTTCCATCAGGTTGTGGCAGTTCTGCTTTTTCCCATTTAACTTCTTTGGGTTTTGTCATAGTTGCAAGCAACGATCCACCTGCTGATTGCACCATTGGGTTAACTGACCCCATAGACAATTGAAGTGCGCGGGCAAGATTAGGTTTGCCTTGTGGAATATTGGGCGCTCCACGTTGTGCAGGAACTATCAATTTAGGAGTAACCCCTAAGTCAACTGATGCTTGCTGTTGTTCGTTGAGCTTATCCATCAACTGCGGGTTATCTTCAAAATCTCGTGCTCGTGGCACAAATGGAAGTGGTTCTATATCTTCCGTTCCGGGTTGAGCAGGCGCACCTTGCAACGCATTGATAAATTGCTTGCCTTCTTCTGCCGATTGCGTACGGTACTTTTCTCCCAATGTTTTCTGTTCGTTAGCCAAATCCTTCTGCATCTTCATTGACGTATAGCCTTGCAAGGCTTTAGCAATGCCTGTAAGCGGCGAAGTCCTAGCCTGGATGCCGCCATAGCTAAACGTCTCAGCGGGCTGAAATGCCTGTTGCTGCATCAGCTCTGCCATCTTTTGACGGCGAGCAATATCAGCAAGCTCAGACTCGTATGGGCTTGGCAAATTAAAATTTACGGTAGCCATTGTTTTTCCTAATAGTCAATAGACGGGTTTGGAGTTGTGCCAACATCCGGTTTTTTCTTACCCATCATTCTCATCACATCCATTGGCGACATTCCGCTAGACGACTGTGCCGGTGCTTGCGGCATTTGCACCTTTTGCTCGGGCAGAATGTAGTTTTCCAATGCTTGCGCCATGCGAACGCGCTTTTCTTCGGGATTGAAGCTGTACATATTGTTCATGCCAATGCTCCGTAGTTCACCATTTTATAGCCGCTCGGATGCTGCATTACAGCTTCAGGACGTACCGCTTCAACTTCATCAGCCATCACACCGATTTGACGAGTCCCGAAAATGTCGTATTCGTAGATGCCTATGCCTAACGGATGTGTTCCTACTCGTTCGATGTTTGATTTCAAACGACGATCAGACATCATTGCTGCGGTTTGGCCTGCTGAACCTAGCAAATTATAAAGCCCCGCATTCTGAGCATTAGTATTGGCAGATTGAATGCCATACTGCTGCATATTTGCTTGACCTTGCGCTTGTGCCCCCGCAAAGATCGGAGCAGGAGCAACAGTCGGGCCTTGATAGCCTTGGAACTGCGGCATTTGAATCTGCGAGCCTGACATCAAACCCGTGATTTCGTTCAAAGGCTGTTGACGCAGGTATGCTTGGCGTTGCAATTCAGCTTGCTGTGCTGCATTCTGCGTACCCATCAATGCTTGTTGCTCGCCAAATCCTGCTGCGCGAGCTTGCGTATCAAGACCAATGCCTTGCAATGCAGCTTGACTCAGCAAGTCGTTGCGATTCTGCGCTTCTTGCGTCTGTGCGGTTCTGTAAGCCTGTGAACCGGGCGTGATGCCTTGATTGGCAAGTTGATTTTCAAGCATTGCTTGACGACCTTCTAGCTGCGGTTGCAGCCTACGCATAATTGCTTCTTGACCCGTCATGCCTGCATTGACGGGGGCTTTAGCAAGAGCCGACGTATCGAGACGAGTTTGTAATGCTTCGCCTGCTGTGCCAGTAGGTGCAAACGGGGTGCTGATTACTTTTTGCGCTTGAGTTGTCCCCGTCTCACCAAGCCCAGCCAATAGCTTTTGCACTCGCTGTTGCGAGGCAAGCGTTTCCTCGGCAGTCGGCGTTAGCTTCTGCGTAACTGTGGGCTGATCGCCATCGTAAGTGATCGTCTGCGTACCCAAAGGCGAAACAATGTTTGGGTTTGACATGCGACCTTGCACGCGAGCCGTCTCGACGTTAGCAGCGCCTTGTTCTTTAGCAGCACCTGTGTAGTCCGGTGCGGGCGGCGGCGACGGTGAACTTTTACCCATGAGGCACTCCTATTTTTTTACTATATCGATCAGTCAAAAACCTGCAAGCGTCATGCTTCATTGTGTAGAAAACAATGTCGCCATCAACCCTTGCATCCTTAATTCGGCTTTCCTCTACAAATCCCATATTCGTTACTAACTTGATGCTTGCTGCGTTGTCGCTTCCTACCGGCACTATGATCTTGTCTACTTGGCACACATTAAACGGGTAGTCGAAAATTGCTGCTAGGTATGCACTCGTCATTCTTCCTTCAATTGCTATGTGACACCAAATACTTTTCCTATTCCAATTCTCGTAAATCACACCTGCAATTATCTGATCGTCCTTGCACAATCCTATCGCTTCGCTGCGTCCTTCAAAGTAACCACCTTCAACGCGCTTAGCCACCCAATGCCCGATAGCCGGGCCTTTCCTTATATACCTGCCCATCCGGTTTGATACACAATGTCCGTCGATGCCCATTCAATCTGCAAGCCTTTGCTCGCGCTTTTCAATGCGATTGCACCGCAGTAACCTATGCCTGTAATGCCTTGCCAGTTGTTCGTAATCGTTGCGCCTGATCCCCACAAACCAACATCCCATAACGCTGAATCCCACGACGCATAAGACTGAGGACTAAACGACAAAGCTGCGGTCGTATCAGCAACGTCAAAATCGACGTTCATACCAACAAATATTGCCGGTTGCCCGTTAGTAAAAATGCTAGGTCTTGCGCGGGTGAAATACTTTTTAACACCGCGTGATCCGTAATAGTTAAACGCTTGCAATGTCATTGCTTCAATGTTTGCAGCGTTGTCTTGATAGTCTAATGTCCAGGCTTTACCTACAAAACCATTTCCACCGAAATACGGGTCATCTGAGAAGATTTCAAAACAGTTAGCATTCCAACCCGTAAAGTTGCACCAAGCCTTTGTGATGTTGTTCATTACATACTGCTGTTGCTGCGATCCTTGAGCAATCGGTATGTTTACAAACAACGCATTGTTTTTTGAGTTGTAGAAAATTTGCCAACCAAAGTTTGCTTGATATGTCCTTGTTGCTTCAGCAAATGCACCTTGAATTTTGTCGGATAGCGCAACTCTCGGATCAAGCCTTGAGCTTTGAATGGCAGACGCAAGCGGGTACAGACCGTCCAAAGTGAGGATCAGCAAGTCGCCTGAATACTTAAACATACAACGCTTGCCAATGGGTGTTCCTAGCTTCCATACACCAATGAGCGCCCACGTTGATGCCGAAGCCGGATCAGTCCCGCGATACGCTATTACTTCACCGTTGCTAGTAACAAACACCAGGTTGTCGTCAGCACCGTAACCTGCGTCGATTGTCCATGTACCTATCGAAACAAGATAACCACCGTACCGAGCAATAGAACTTAAGTCGATTTGCTCAGCAACACCGCCTATTGAAGAAGTCGGTAGATACCACGCAACAAGGGTGTTCTTTTGAATAAACCAAACCCTGTTTTTAAACAACGTCACATTATCAAGCGTTGTCGTCGTAACCCCCGTGATTGCAGGCGACGATGATGCTGTGATTGAAGTCCAAGTCGTTCCATTGAACAGCAAAGGCGCATCTGTGCCATTGGCGGCGTACATGAACGCACCGCCCGGAGTAGATACGTTGACATACTCCCACCGAGCGTTCGTCAGTCCTGAAACGACTGGAGCGCCCACAGCACCACCTGCTGTTACGTCGTAGATTTTGTCACTAGCTACTGCAAACAACTTCTCAGCGTTGCCGCCTGAGTAGTTAAAAAGACTCTCAACTTGCCCTGTGATGCCCGTTGCGTACCGTTGATAGCCACCGCGCAGATTGACGCTCGACACCGCAGGGAACATATTGGTCAACTGCACAGCGTCGGTAGCTTCCATGTTGGCAAGCGAATCGCGGGCGTTCCATCCACCAATAGGCGCAGGCAAGGAAGCCACTTGCGCGGCAGTCCCTTGAACCATCATGCGGCGGCGTGCGCTTGTTGCCATCAGTTAGTACCGTAGCCGCTGTCGGGAATGTTGTCGTAGCCGATCAGGACTGTGCCAGGACGCGGTGCGAGCGACAGATTGGCAGACGACATATCGAGAGCTTTAGCAGCCTCAAACTCGGTCATATAGTTACGCATCATCGCCGTAGTGTCGAAACC